TAGCCAGCTGTTCGGAAGCACTCTGTACCTGTCCTACCATCTTTTCAATACCGATAGCCATACCTTCGCCGGTATACTGTCCTATTTTCATCATTACCCTTGACGGTGAATGAATTTGTAACGCCGACTGTATAGTAGAACGTACAGTAGACGCGATCGCCTGGGCCTGTGCGTAGATCGCACCAGCACCAGAAGCAAGGCCAGAAGCAAAACCAGCGGCGGCGTTATAACCGGCACTGTGAAGGTTAATACTGTTAAAGGTTGCAGTTACAGCATTTACTACAGTCTGTGCGGCGGATACCGCTGTACCAGTTCCGGCAAGAATACCAAGGGCTAACCCCTGTACTGTCTGAAGACCTGTACTGTTTGCTGTAGATACGGCGGTAGGTGTCATACCAGTAATACCAGATACTAAAGACTGTATCATAGTCGTACCGGCCGTAAGTGCTGTCGCGGAAGCTGCTGTACCGGCCGCTGCTATACTTGTAGTAAGTGCTGTCTGTACAGAAGTACCGACAGTCGTAGCCGCCGTGGAAGCGCTCGCGCTGATCGAAGATAAACCTTGTGTAAGGTTCGTTCCTACCTGGGTACCGATATTGTTAGCGGCTTCACCGGCTCCCGTTGCTGCTGTCGTAAGACTTTCAGTTAAGGCAGTTCCCAGATTAGTACCCAGGGTAGCTACCGCCGTGGTCGCTTGTGTAGAAGCCTGGTCTACAGCACTTGTAAGCGCTGTTCCGATATTTGTACCCATTTCGTTAATAGCGGTCGTCGCCTGTGTGGAAGCGTCCGTTATTGACGTCGTAAGACCTGTCGAAAGTGTTTGTGATAGTTGCTGTGTAGAAGCTGCTACCTGGGCGTTTGCCGTATCCAGTCCGGTAGTAAGACTGGTTCCTACCTGGGTACCCACATTCGTAGCCGCCGACGTTGCCGTAGCGGTTCCGTTTGTAAGACCTGTGGTAAGGTTGCTGGTAGTGTTGGTACCAAGCTGTAACGCCGACAGATCAAGTGTAGAAGCACCGTTGTTAAAACTTGTGCTTAAGCTGTTAATAGTGTCTGTGCCTAACTGCGAAGCCGTAGCTTGCAGACCAGCACCGCCTGTAAGAAGGCTGTTGTTTAAGTTTGTCGCCGTTTCTGTTCCCAGGGTCGTAGCTGTTGTAGTAAGCTGGACGCCACCAGTATTAAGACCGGCTAAAATACTGTTCGTAGCCTGTGTTCCACCAGAAGCAAGGTCTACAGTCTGCATACCGGAAAGAATACTATTACTTGTGTTCGTTCCGACTGCTGTAGCACTATAATTAAGTGTTCCAGAACCCGTGTTAAGCCCGTTGGCTACGCTGTTCGTCGCTTGCTGGCCGTAACCTTCCAGTACGCCATAGTCAAACTGGAAATTCTGGGTAGCTGTCTGTGTGGTTTGAGAAGCGGCAGACGCCACATTACCACTGGACGAAGTTACACCAGACGCCACACCGTCACCGGCCGCGCTTCCGGCTTCTTCGCCGTCACCAAACAGCCAGCCTGTAAAGTCACTCCACAAGCCCTTTACGCTGTCTACCAAACTGGTAAAACCAGACATAAAACCATCTTTAATTCCGTCTATAATTTCGCCACCTACAGCTATCCAGTCTGTATTAAAGATCGTGTCTATGATAGCAGAAATTAACTGCGGAATTGCCGCGATAATCATAGGGATAGCCTGTATCAAACCGGTAACCAGTGAAACGATAATTTGAACACCCGCTTGTGCGATAGTGCCAAGGTTTGAAATAATTCCCTGTATCAGAGAAATAACAAGCTGTATACCGCCCTGTATGATAGTTGGCAGCATTTGAGTTAAGCCCGTAACAAACTGCTGGATTAAAAGAACCGCCGACTGTAGGATAAGTGGGATATTAGAAATAATACCCTGTGCTAGTCCTAAGATCAGCTGTACACCAGCCTGTAAAATTACAGGTAACATTTGTAAAATTCCAGATAAAAACGTCGTAATAGCCTGTACCGCAGAAGCGATCAGCATAGGGGCATTTTGTACGATACCTTGAACCAGTGACATTATAAGCTGGGTCGCTGTCTGTAAGATCATAGGCAGACCACTTATAAATCCCTGTACCAGCGTATTTATAGCCTGTGTAGCAGCCGTTAAAAGTTGCGGTATCTGCGGTATCATACCCTGGACAAATTGTAAGATCAGCTGTCCGCCGATCATAATTACCTGTGGTATTAACACAAGTAACCCGTTAATAAACGCGGCGATCGTGGAAGCCGCACCGGAAGCAATCGCTCCAGAATTTGCCTGTATTCCAGATAAGAAGCCCTGTATAAGCTGTACGCCCATACTTACCACTTGTGGCGCGTAGCTTGCTACCATGGTTACAGCTTGTCCTAAAACGTTACCCAGCTGGGCTACGAAAGCAGAAAAGCCGCCGTTCGTGAGTGCGTCGGAAAGACTACCCACCATTTTGGTAGCTGTTTGTGTAACGCTTCGTAATGGACCTTTAATATTATCGTAAATCGCAATACCTAAACCTTCCAGACCAGACTTAAGTATGGTTACATCACCCTGTAAGTTATCCAGTTTAACTGCCGCCATTTGTGCGGCTGCACCTAAACCGTTATAACAAGTAGATGATTCTGCTATAGCTGTCGTTAAATCTTGAAAGTCTTTATCGGAAGCGTTCGCGATAGCCAAAAGACCCGACATAGCTTCCTGTCCACCAAGCATGGCGGCATAACTGGCCTTCTGGTCTTCTGTCATGCCTTGCATACCTGTACGCATATCTGTCATTACTTCCGCGAAAGATTTCATGGAACCGTCGCTTCGTGTAACAGACATTCCTAAAGCGTCCATAGCTGTCTGGGACTCTTTAGTAGGTTTTGCCATACGGGTAATGGTACTTCTTAAGGCGGTACCAGCCTGGGAACCTTTAATACCAGCGTTCGCCATAAGTCCAGTGGCTACAGCCATATCCTCAATGGAATAGCCCATAGCACCAGCGGCAGCACCTACATACTTGAAGGTTTCGCCCATCATTTCTACGTTGGTATTTGCATTACTGGAAGCCGCTGCCATTACGTTAGCAAACCGGCTACTTTCCCCGGCAGACATACCAAACGCGGTAAGTCCATCAGTAACAATATCGGACGTCTGGGCCAGATCAGCACCGGACGCGGCGGCAAGGTTCATAATACCGTCGATACCGGATACCATATCCGTAGTTTTCCAACCGGCCATAGCCATGTATTCCATAGCGTTCGCGGCTTCGGTGGCAGAAAAGGCAGTAGTCGCGCCCATCTGTTTAGCCTTTGTTTCCAAGTCCGTAAAATCTTGTCCCGTAGCACCAGAAATAGACGCTACCGACGACATAGCGGCTTCAAAACTAGACCCCACTTTTACGGCGGCCGCCGTAGCCCCAGCTACAGCAGTTCCGGCAGCTATAACACCAGCCGCCACGCCTTTCGTGATCGCGGTTATACCTTTACCCAGTCCACTAAGTACAGCGGAACCGGCGGACTTTGCTAAACTTCCGACTTTTGATAAGCCGGAATGTAAAGCAGAAAGCGACGTACTGGCTACCTTTTGTAAAGCGGTCTTTAACCCCTCTACGCCAGATTTACCGTCCGTCGCTTTATTCTTTATATTACTTAAACTGTTTACGATACCAGATACTTTAGTAGCCGCAAACGTCTTCATGTTGGAAGCTAAACTTTTCACGCCATTAACGGCACCTGTAACGCTTATCTTCCCGATATTTTTAAGCGCGTTTACGAAGCCAACGACACCGGTACGCCCTTCCTGTATGGTAGACTTGAACTCTCTAAAACTGGCTACCAGACTGGTAACCTTCTGTTGTGCCATTGTCTTAAGGTTCGTCGCCAAGTCTTTCGCCGACGTAACCCCGTTCTTCATGGATTCCACAAGCCCGGTTAATTTCTGGGAAGCGATCTGTTTTAAAGTTCCAGGTAATTGTTTAAGGTGTTGGGTTCCAGCGTCGAACTGGTCCATAGCAGCTTTCCAGCGGTTTGTACTTTCCGTAGACTGCTGGATAGGCGCTTGACTTTCCTGTGCGGCGCTCCCTATCTCCTGTATGGTATCGGCCATACTTTCAGCACCACTTACGGCGTCGGTCATACTGCTACCCATATTGTCGGCGATAGAACCGACATTCTGTAGCCCGGAACCTAACCCGTTCGCGGCGCTTGCTGTTTCTGCCATAGAAGCTGTGGAAGAAGACATAGCGGAAGAAATACCCGTAATCTGGCTTTTGAAAGCTTCCGCATTATGTCCGGCGGCGGTCAAGGTACTACTAAAATTATCCGTTAATGTAAGGGTTGCCCCCATTGTAAAATCGGACATTTATATTACCTCTTTTTCTGTCTTGCTTTTGCTGCGCGCTGTTCTTCTTTTATCTTAAGCAAAGTGGCTTGATAAACAAACTCTTTTTCGGAATAGGGAAGGTTATATATCTGACCCGGCGTTATGCCCTGGGTGTTCCAGATATAGGCCAGAAGTTTCGCTTCCCTGTCCGACTTTAGGAGTTTTTTACAGAGTCTTTAACCTTTTTCTTTGCCTTATTTCCAAAGCCAGAAGCGTTCTGTACAGCTACGGCGAAGTTTACGATTTCGCCAGGTGGAAGAAGTGTAGATAAAGCGCCTTCCGCTGTATGAACACCTAATTTTTTAAGCAACGCACCGTTTGCAAAAGTAAAGTTGCTACGCTGGTCTTTGTCTACAGCTAAAATAACGATCTTCGTCATAAGCTTGTCGTCGTCTACCTTTGTCTGGATAACGCCGTTTTCGTCCTGGTCGTATGTTACACAATCTTTCTTAGCCTGTTTGTAGTCGTCGTAAGAAATAGCTGTGTAAGGAATATCCCCTAACTTTTCAGAGTGGAAGAAGCCCTGTTTTTCAGCTGTAAGGTCTGCTGTATCCATGCCTAAGATTTCTTCCAGGCTTAAGAACTTCGGTTCTTCTGTAGTTACAGCTTCCTGGTCTGCTTCGTCTTCTGTCAGACCTTCCACATAGGACGGTACCGGTGTTACCGGCTCTACCGGTAACGGCTGTGTAGCTGTATTTTCCTGTGTAGCACCTGTGTTAATTTCCTGTTCCTGTTTGTTCATTACTGTAATATCTGCCATTTTTATTTTCCTACCTTTCTTGTTTAAAAAGGGGCGCTTTTCACGCCCCCGGATAATTAGTTAATAGATTTCAGATAATTGTAGTCGTCAAAAGTAAAGTCCATTTCGATCTCTCCAAGTTCCCCAAGTTCAAAGCTCATAAGCTGGGCGCTGTCGAAGGATACACCGATAAACATAATATATTCTTCGCCCTTAGACGTTGGGTCTTTCAGCTTCGCGGAAAAGTTGTATTTCGCGTGTGGGTTATCCGCCGCTTTACGTTGAAGTCTACTGTCGATTTTGTGCGCTGTAATGGTTCCAGCACCAGAAGCAGCAATTACCTTATGACCTTTCATAAGTTTACCAGCCTGTAAAACTTCTTCTTTGTCATAATCTACGTTCGCTTCAAAGGCTTTTGTTTCCTGCATCTGCTTACCGTTTTCGTCATAAACAAAGCCATACAAACCGTTAATTACTTCGTTAGCATCAAACATTCTTTACACCCCCTTATTAAAATACCGTACTAAGCTTCTGATAAATTTTTTCTGGGCTTTCGTTCGGTGTGATGTCACCTACGAAAAAGGCTTCATTTGCCTTAGCCTTCTTTGTGGCGTTCTCCCCGTAGTAGTCCGGGTCTGGCTCATAGGAAGCGCCTTCTTTAAGAATTTCCTGTGCTACCAGCGGGTCAAGGTACTGCTGCTGTACCGTAGTCGCATAGGTCGCGCGGAAAGAATCTGTATTAGATTTCGCTTTCTTGTATTCCTCGCCGAAAAGTTCCAGATCATGTACCACGTAGTCGATCGTGGAAGAAACGCGGACAGACCCCATTTCTTTAACCTCTCCCGATTTCGGGGAAGTAAGGGTATTTACCCCTTCGTCGATCTCTACAGTGTCGCCCTTCGCTACAAAGATAATGGTACCGGCTTTCTTTGCACGTTCTCTGACACTCTTTTTCAGACGTACATTAACCGCCTGGTATGGTACGGTTTCGTCTGTAAGGGAACTGTTAAGGGCTACCGCTGCCACTCTTGCAGCTACAAAGATCGCCATTTCTGCCGCTGTATACCCGTCACAACCATTACCCACGTTAATTACAGGTCTGTAATTGATTTCCCTTGACTTCGCGTTAGCGGTATCCGTAGCAGAATCCCAGGCTTTCGGACCACCTGTTACGAAGGACACGTAAAAACCTTCCTGTCGTACATCTTTTACCCAGGCGATCACTGTAGAAATAATACTTTCGTCAGATACACCATCTAAGGAAAAAGCGTTAGCGGTTCCGTCTGCTTCGATCTCGTCCAGGAACGCTGTGTAGTTTGTCACAGTAACGGCGTCGCCGTTATTTCCGCCCTTAAACTCTACGCCCGCGTTTGCTTTCGGAAGCGTGGTACCCTTAGTCTTTACACGGATATAGTCAGAAGCATTTATCATAGTTACCAGGCTATCTACATCAGATACCAGGAACGAAGTAAGCTCTACAGCATTTTCTACCAGACTGATCTTAATAGAACCGTCCTCTACACCGTCTTTTACCACAAGTACAAAAGGTCTTGTAGTTGGGTAGACAGTTTCAAATACCCAGGTATCAACGGTAGCAGCTGCTACTTTAGCTTCTGCTGTAGCCATACGGTAACCCAGTACCTTTTTAGGCTCTCCGTTTGACGCGTGGGTATAAATCTTTCCTACGGAAAGGGAAGAACCCACCGCGTTGTAGTTGTCCCTTAATTCTCTAAGGTTTCCGGCCGTAAGTTCGTTTACCGGTCCCCAGTCAGCGGTAAACGGGTATGCTACGATACCACGACCGCCACTTGTTATAGAAGTTGAAATAGCAAGGATAAGGGAATATACACCACTTAAAATCTTGCTTTCGCCTTCTGTGTACAATCCAGCCATTTTACTTTACCCCCTTGTGTACAGGTTTTTTGAGGAACGCGGCCAAAGCGTCCGCGGCTTCCTGTTTTGTAAGTTCGTCTTTTTTTACGCCGTACAATGCACCTGTCATAATGGCGGGCGTTGTGTTAAATACGGCGGCAGACGCGATTAAATCATTTTTTGAGAACGTAGAAGCGGTAACTTTTTCCGCCTGTGCGTTCCCGGTTTCTTTAGCTGCCATACTTTCGCTTCCTTTCTATTTTTCTGGTTTTACGTCCAGTCTGGTATACATAACGTCGGCGGTCGGCGTACTTGCGTCCCAACCCTTACGCTTATAAGCCACTTCATACGTAAGTGTAAAAGTAGCGTCTAAGCTTTCGCCATTGTTAAATCTGGCGACGACGTTTTTTAACCAGCCTACGCGTTTTCCATCTTCTTTTATTTCCAGAACGTTACAGCGATCTTCCAGATCACTTACAAGCGCTTCCTGGTACCTTACAGCTTCGTCCAGTGTGTCCACATACAATGTACACGGCCACGTTACCGTCTGTACGTAAGAATACCGGGTAAGGTGTCTAGCCCTTCCGCGTCCCGGAACGTCAAAAAGCACTACAGGGCGGGAAAGGTTCACATTTGTACCACGCTTAAAGGAATTAAGCCCAGCTGTAGACTTAAGCCACATTTGTATAGCTGTAAGTTCTTTTGAATACTCCACATTACCACCCCACTAAAAAAGCGCCCTAAAAAGGCGCTCTACTTCTGACTTTGTTATCTTTCTTAAGTCTTCCTTTGTATCCGGTAAAGACTTTTCAAACATATGTTGACCCGGAACGAACCTACCGGAAAGCTTCATTCCTGTTTTAGCCCCAGGATTATAACTAAAGTTACTACCAGAACCGGAACCAGGTACCCATAAAGACGGCTTTCGTCCAGTAGACTTACTTACACGGTTAGACTGGTTATAGCCTTCTTCCGCTGGTACAGCATATGGACAGTTAGAACCATACCGCACCGACGCGCTACCGCCGCCAGCTTGTACGTCAAATATATTTTCATTTCCGCCGACTGTATAACTTTGTGCAAGTCTTCCAGATCGGCTGTGAATATTTGCCGCTACATTTTCCAAGCCAGCTGTACCAGCTTGCCTAACTATGCGTTCTTCCATGCTGTCTACAGCTGCGGCGGCACTGTTCGCACCGCTGATAAATTTATCAAGGCCACCGTCTAACTCGATTTTTATAATCATAAAAACTTTACCCCTCTGTCTGTTTTGCTGGTCTGATCTTCAAAGGCGATTTTATACGCCCGAAGCATTTCCCTAACAATAACGAACTGGTCGAAAGCTTTATACTGGGTAGACGTTTTTACCGCGCCTGTTGGCGGGGCTACCTCTGTGATATTACCGGTATCCGGGTTTATCTGTTTGGTTTCCCCTCGCGCCATGATTTCAAAGCACGTAGCTACAGCTATTTTAAGTCCTGGGCGGTCCTGTGGTTCTCCTGGAAGCAAAGGCGGCACACCGCCGATATATCCAATACACCAGGTATTCGCCCTGGAAAGGTAAAGGTCTACGTCGGCGTCGTCTATAGGATTTCCCCGCGTATAATACTTTTCCAGAAGTTCGGTTTTATTCAGCAGCATACCGTTACCCCCTTACTCTGTTTTTTTTGTTCGTGTAGCCTTTTTAGGCTCCGGCTGATCTTCGGTAGGTGTTTCCTGTTCCGGCTCTGGTTCTGGTTCTGGTTCGTCTACGACTTCCACCAGTCCATAACCAGAAAGGCGGGTAGCGTCCTTTTCGGACATATCTACCACGGCGCCTACGTCAAGAATGGCACTTTCCACTGTTACGCCTGTTTTTAATACTTTTACCTTCATGGTTTACCCCCTTATCGTACAGTACAGATTTTAATAAGTTCCGGGTACATGATCTTAGGGAAGCCAGCAGCTACAACCTCTACGACCTCACGAAGCGGACGCTCCATAGTGAAGGTACGGGCAAAAATGCCAGGTTCCATGTTATTCTCATAAGTCGGACCCATCTGTACGTTACCGATCTTGTCACCTTCCATAAGGAACACGCCCTTCTTACTGTCCAGAAGGCGGGCGGTAGTTCTTTTACCCCCGTTTGTAGGGTCACGGTAAGTAACCTTTGCGTCGAATGCTTCCATAGGCGGAAGTTCACGGCCACGAAGGAAAGTGTTAAGTTCGTCCAGGGTAAGCAGCTTGTCGCTGTATCCTGTAATTGCCTTTCTGATCGCTACGTCATTCAGTACGATACGGATATTTTCAATACCGGTAACGAATACGTCCGGCGCGTAGCCGTTATCGTTTCCGTCGATATAATCCTGTACCCAGCGCTCATAGTTTGCCAGGATAGTAGCACCGTCAGCCCCCCACGCTGTAGCAGCGGTTACCTTGTTGGCTTCTGGTACGCCAAAATCTACACCCAGTTTAATACCGGATTTATCATAGATCATAGCACCGTTACCCAGCGCTTGCCAACGAAGCCATTCTACACGGGCGTCAATGTTAGACTTAAGCTGTGCGGTCTTCTTAAGGACCTGCTGTACAGCCATCTTACGGCGACCTTCGTTACCCTTGTCAGACATAGCAGCAAGTTCTTTCTTTGTCAGAATATAGGACTGTCCCATATCTGCAATAGAACCGCTTACACGTCTTACCGGGTCACGATCTGTTAAAGGCAGTTCCGCCCCAGCGTCTACCAGGTCGGCCATATCTGCCTGTCTTTCAATTACTGTTTCGTTCCACTCCATATCGTAAGTGTTTTCGGAAGGAAGGAAACGGCTACCGATATATCCGGTTTCCACTGGAACCTCGCGGATAGTTTCGGTAAATAACGGGTTCTCAAAGAACTCGCTTAAATTTGCTAATCCAGCCATTTTTATTTACCCCTTTCTTTACACGAATCTGATAGCAGCGCCTACAGCTGTTTTAAAAGCTGCGGTACAGCCTACCAGAAGACTTTCATATACCGCACCATGTACAAGAACCTGTCCGGCGGTAACATCTGGATTTTTGCCCTTGTCGTCAACTGTGAATTTAATACTTTCGTCAAGGATAACCGGGTCACTCTTTCCCGTTGGAAAAGCACTTGCTGTATCCTTGTACGGTTCGTACTTACCTGTGGTGTTGTCTTTTACAAGACAAGTACCTTCTTCTACGAAGCCGCCAGTTTCAAACTTAGAACCGTCCAGCGTGATACCATTTACGACATACGCATAATGGGCGCTGGCCTTGATCTCTTTAGCCGCTGCGTAGGATTTTCGTCTAACTGTTACGTCGTTATTCTGCATAACAAAAACCTACCTTTCTACTTTTTATCATCTTTCTTAATACCCAGCATTTCTAAAGCTTCCGCTTTCTTTGCTTCCAGTTCGCCGTTTTTAGTGCTACCAGCACCGCCAGGACCTTTACCGCGGAAACCATTACCAGAACCACCAGCGCCGTTATCGTCGTCGCCGTCGTCCCCAGCTGGTTTAAATAAGTTCGGTTCGGCGTCGTGTACCTTACGGATAGCGCGGGAAATACTCTTTGCGTCCGCTGTTCCGTTTTCTTCGTCAAACTCGATACTGTCCAGATAGTCAGCACTGATCGCCCTTACTACCTGTGCGGGATTTACAGGATTATACTTACCGGCTTCCTTAAGCACCGCGTTTTCGATAAGCAGCTTCTTACACTGTGCTGTAAGATCGTCCACTTTCGCCGCCTTAGTCTTAAGGTTAGATAATTCTGTTTCGTCGATAGAAGAACCGCTTCCCCCTTCGCCGTCGCCTTTACCAGAAGAACCGTTTTTAATGGTTTCTGCCACTTTGCTAAGTAAGGTCTTATCGTCCGCTTCGACCGTTACCCCAGCGTCCTTAAGTGCTTTACGAACCATTTTTACGGCTTTCTTTGCTACGGTGCTGTCTACGTCGGCCTGGCTGTACTTAGGTCTTTCGTAGTCCGGGTCATAATCTAAAGCGTCGTCGTAAGCGTCCTGGTCTAAAATTTCGTCGTCCAGAAGCTTCTTACACTCTGCTTCATACTGTGCCTTTGTAAGTTCTCCTTTTAAGTAGCGTTCCTGTAATTTTCTAAGTTTTCCCATCTTAAAAACTCCTTTCCGTATTAAGCCCGTCGGCTATATCCAGCGTTCCGCGCTGTCGGGTTCCACGGCCAGTATTTGACGCCCTGGCTATGTTACGGCAATAAAAAACACGCCTTACAAGCGTGTCATATCCGCGGTATCCGCCGCGTCGGTATTATAAAGACTTATGCCCTATAATCAATTATGAATATCAAGACCTAAAGGTACGGTTATGATCTGCCCGTTAAAGCGTTTCCGTACTACCTGTCGGTTAAGGTCTGCCAGCGTTTCCCCTGGTCTTAAGTATTTCTTCGGATTATCCGCGTTTACCATGTCTTTTACCGACGGAAGCCCTACTTCTTTCGCGTATTCGTCATAACTGGCGGCTTTCGTGTAATAAAGGTCGCCGTATTGATCTAAAGCGGCTTTCTGTCTGTCCTTAATACCTAAACCAGAAAGGATAGCTACCCATCTACAGCGACAATGTGGGTGGTTCGGTATACGCCTTCCTGGTAACCCTGGGTTCATAGGTGTATCATAATCCAGATCATAAGGATTTCTTTTACTGTAGTCGGCGTCTGCTGCACAATAAGCAGACGTCTTACTATCAAAAGTGGCGTCCCTATACTTACCGTCTACAATATCCGCATTTTCCATAAGGCTGTAGGAAGTTCCTAAAGCGTTCGCCCTAGTCATTTCTGTACGGATAATACGGGAAGCGTTATAGTAGCTTTCCTGTATTCCCTGTGAAAGCTTCTTAGCGGCGTCGCTATACTGCATTTTCTTTGTAACCAGTTCTTTTACGACTTCTTCACTCTTAGAAGCCACAAGGGAAACGCTGGTACGTATACGATCACTATAGGTTTTCTTATCCGGTAACCATGGGTTAGCTATAATACCCAACACGCCGGAAGCCGTAAGGTTTGGTACAGTTACCGCGCACTTCGCGGCCTGTTCCAAAATATACGCTGTAGTATTAGCCCCATAAAAAACAGTTCCGCATATCACAGACGTAGCAAACGGCTGTAGTTTTGCGTTTAGTAAATTCAGTTCCGGTATGATCTTCGTAAGGTATTCTTCCTGTATCTTTTTCGCCCACCGTCTGGTAGGAATGAAGTCCGGGTTCTGTTCATTTACATACTTTTTAGCAACTTCTTCCAGGTAGCCTACAGCTGCTTCCTGTAACTGTCCGTATGCCGGGGCAAGTTCAAGAATATGATCGTCTACGTAATCTTCCAAAAGGGAAGTATAGTAGTCTACGTATTCTTCATAGTGCTTTTGGGCTTCACTTATCCACGCCATACGCTACCCCCTATTCTGGCGGCTGTGTGATCGTGGAACCTGTAGCGCTGTTCTGCTGATCGTCTGGGTTATCTGGGTCGCCGCCGGTATCCCCCAGGTTATCCGCCCCATATCCAATAGCTGCCAGACTATTTGTAAGGCTTGTCTGTTGGCTTTCCTCTTTCTGCGCTCTCATTTCTTCAAGTGCTTTCTGTGGGTCGTCGATAAACCACAGCAGTTCATACAAATAACTATCTGGTACAATGTCGGCCAGTTCTGCCACAATGTCGGCGATCTCTTTATTATTCTGTGGAAGATTCCGGCTTATCGTAACTTCCAGCCATTCAGACTGGTACAGGTCGTCCCTGGCTTCGATCAGTTCCGGGGTAGTGATTGTTTCATACACACCAGAAACCGTACCGGCAGCATACAGCTTTTGAACATTCAAAAGGTCCGTAATAATCGCGAAGAAGCTACGGAACGCCTGTATAAGAAGTGGTTCCTTCTTACCGGCCTTAATATCAAGACCGGCGTATTTCATTTTGATTTCTGTAGCCGTCGCCCCGTTTAACTCTGCCAGTCGTGGGGTGTTGGTCGTGTCCATAATGTCGTTTTTCGTTCTAGTAAGACCATTTTCTACGGCGTTGTCGTCCTGTGACTGGGCTATAAAGCTGGCCTTACTATCCTTGTCCTTAAGTGCCAGGGCGCGGGCCTTTCGCATTTTCAGAACTTCGTTTTCGTCTACATCTACACCAGTTAAGCATAAATACTGATCTTGTAGGTACTCCATAAGGTTCGCTTTATCACTTAAACCGTGGCAGTAAGCTACAGCAAGTGGAACGACACCGTAGGCAAGATCAGACTTACCGTATCCCTTCACACGTTCGCTGTATTTCGCCGGTAGCTGGTTCTGACAGACCACAACCGGGATACGGCCGGCCTTATGCTCTATCGGGTTTCCAGTCTTTGCTTCGGTTTCGTCCAGGTGTAGGCTTTCCATACTGTCACCGGTATAGTAAGTAACGTAGCGATCGTCGTAAACCTCTACTTTTGTTTTCGTGGTTTCGCTACCATTTTCCCATACCCCTACTTCATAACGCCGGAAAAGAAGCCTTAACCTCTTTCTGCCGTCGTAAATCGGTATGATCTCCTGTACCGGGTATTCACTGTAATCAATCTTACCTTTTTCGTCTACCCATACGATAATAGAACCAAAGCCACCTATACACATATCGCGTAACAAGTCGGAAAACTCCCCTTGTGCCTTATCCTTTAGCAGCTTCATAACTTTTTTACGGTATTCCGTGATAATCTCACGTTCTTCTGTTTCTTCATCGTCCTGGTCCGGGTCTTCGACTGTATAGATAGGGGACTTACCTAGCATATAGTCCACAAGAGTATCTATGATAATCTGGACATAGTTAGAAATCAGCTTATTTTCTGTACCGCCGTCCCTAGCCTTGTCGCGCTGTTCGATTTCGTCCAGTTCACCGTCATAGGCTGCCTGGTACAAGTCTACAGCGTTATCCTTTATCCAGCTGTCGTGTTTTGCCACCATAGCCGCGACCCAGGAAGCGTTATCTTTAATCCAACGTTCCGCGGTCACCTGGTTTACTTTTTTCATTTCTGCCAATGTCTGCGGAATGTACGAAGATACCGCCATGCTACTACCCCCTTTCTATACTCCCGACTTTTCACGGTCAAAGGCTGTAGCCTTGCCAGTGTTCGGGTCTATGTTTCGTGCGGCCCTCATAAGCAAAAATAGGGCCATTACTAAGTCGTCGTGTGGAACGTGTCCCGGTTTACGCGGTTCGGCGTTCGCTGGGACATAGAAGTTTATGGTCTGCTGGCGTTTGGCTTCCCTTGTAAGGTGTTCCACTTGCCACCGTAATTCCTTCCATAGTTCCAGCTGGTCCGGGTCTTCCGGCGCTTTCGGAACTTTGATTAAATCGTTATGGTTAAAATCGTAAGCCAGATACCCCAGCTTAGATTTACTTTCGTCACCGGCTGCCTTAAACTTATAGGCTTCTACCAGTCCGTCGTTATTTCTGTCGAATAACTCTTTAAGGTGGTACGCCAGCGGTTCACCGATTCCGGTACCGTCGCATACCCCGCCGATAGCACCCCAGTAACGTATGATCTTCGGTAACATATCCCTTACTTTGCTGTGCTGTTTTCCGACCCATTGGTATAAGCAGATCGGAACTACTGTACCGTCCCGTAAGAGGTCACCGACGATAAACGTAAGGGCGTCGCGCTTATGAATACCTACAGACGCTTCTACGTCCGTGGTTTCTTCTTCCTGTCCGGCTACGTCACACGCCCATATATATTTATGTCCCTTGACTGGTTCTACTTGCATTTCAAAACCGCCGGAATACATACGGGCTACGCCTTCCGCGGAAAAGAAACGACCGATAGCGTCTACAGCTTTAAGAAGGTACTGTGTCTGTATGGCTATGTGGTCCATTCCCAGACGGGCTACCTGGTTATCAAACGCTTTCTTGTAGTTCGTATTACCGGAAGCGATAACCGCGTAGGCGTCTATCTTAAATACTAACTTCGGCCGGTACCCCAGTTCCTTTTCTAAGCGATCTTCCATATCGTGGGCCATCAGTTCGCCACGATAGATAAAGCTGTCCTTTGTCCAGGCTACACCCCACAGCACCGTAGTAGCATTGTTAAACGAACCCATAGGCTGGGCGTCGCGCTCCCACTTATCGGCGTCTATGTCCTGGCTTTCGTCGCCTTCCAGTAGTGTATAGGCTGTCTGGGACGCAACGTTAGCCGTAGGGTTAATGGATAGGAACGCCCATTTATTACTATCGCGGGGCGGTCCGATATGGAATTTATAGCCATCTGATTTACTATACTTGCAAGGCTGACCGTCTACCTTCGCTTGACCGGACGTTATCACGCTACCGGCAAGCCCGCCACTGTCCAGCGTTGGGGCGCCTTCCAGACGGTCCATAGACGCTTGTATCTGTGGCTTGTACACCGGGGCGAATTTTACGCCCGATACAGGTACACCGAAGTACCAGCCATACAGCAGTAAATAGTGTTGTAAGAAGGCGCTAATCTCATTCTTACCAGCCTGTCGTGTGATCTGTACCACGAAGTACCAACCCAGTCCGTTTAAGCAGCTATAAAGAATAGCGTCGGCTACCTGTATCTGGTAGTCGAAAGGGTCATTTTTACGAAGAAGCCGCCACGCTTCCCGTAGGTTCTCCCTCTTAAACAGATCACCGAAGTTACTAAGTACGTTGTACGGTATCCCTTGTTTCGCTGCCCGGACGGTCTGGGGTATCGCCGTCATTACTGGGGCGCCGGTCAAGGGATCCGTGTCTGCCACGTAAGTAAATTCTGTCTGATATTCGTATGTCATAGCACGAAGTCCGCGTAGTCTGCTTTCTTAGGCAGCTGTACGCCTTTATCGCATATGCTACGGATATGATGTACGGTATCTGTACATAAGCGACACGACTTAAACGGACACCGGTTAAAGTCCCCGTTCTGTTCGCTGTACTGGCAAGTCAAACAGACGCAACCCCTACAGCTTTTATTATCTTCTGCCATAATATTTACACCCCATATTCTAAGTAAAAAAGTCGTAGTTTTTCATAAATACAAGAAAAAGCCTTATGTTTACAAGGTTTCTGGTTATCAGAAAACCTGTAACAAGGCTTTTTACTACAGTTTTTACTACGTTTCCTGTTCTTTTTGTGTATGATCTTCGCTGTTTCCCTTACTTTGCGCTTGTCCACCCCAGGACACATAGACTTCACCTTTAGACGCTGCCCTTAACTCTGCATTAAGAGAAGCCATAATGTCGTCTGGTCCGTCGTCCTTGCCTTCTATAAGGTGTTTCTGTCCGATCAGACGCCGTAAGGTGTTCATAGCACGATCTAAGGCGTTATCTTCAATCGTTCCGGCATGGTAGAAAGTCTTCATACCGTCACCTTCCCGACATATAACCCTAGATTTCCTGTAAGCCACTTCTTCGCCTTCCAGATCACGGTCTTTTACAAACCGGTCTTTATGCTTCTGTAGATAGCTTACGATCTTAACGGTCTGTACTTTTATCATCATATCCAGGGCGTTAAATTCTTCTTCCCGGTTAATGCTTTCTAAAATGCTTTCTTCCTCTGGAAGCAGTACCTTAGAAAAAAGACCGTGTTTTGTGGAAGCTGCTATTTGTCTGGCGCGTCCTTCCGCTGTCTTTGGACCTGTAGCAAGCCCGCCGTGTATCTTACACCGACCATAGCCTTTATGTGGTGTTCCCATACCCGCCGGATTCTTACAAGGCTGTCCGTTGTGCATGGCGCCACAACAAAGGTTATAGTTTTTCCTGGACAAAGCTATTACGTTCATTTTATCCGCCTGGTCTGAAAACTGGCGTTTAAGACGCATATCGTAAGGGTCGAAGCCTTCCGGTAACTGCACTTTTTTTGTAGTTGCCACTGACTTTTACCCCCTTTTTCGTGTGTCGTCGTTCGGAAAATCGACGTTTCAGCGTGAGAAAAAGGGACAGGTCCCAGAAAATCCGGGTTTCCCTATCCCTTAATTTGTACATTATAATAGCATTGTAATGCTATTATATAAGATTTTCGGAATAAATACAAGCCTAGTTTTGTCTTACAGAAAACTACTGAAATTATTTATACCCATTGACAAACTCAAAAACAGAATTAACCACTTGATCGCAACGGTAGTAATACTGGTCTTTTGTAAGACCTAAGATAGTCAAAGTCTGCAATAAGCTGTACTGTCCTTTAATAACCCAACGATAGTAAGCAACCCGCCTAAGTTCAAGGGGTAAGCGGTCGTAAGCCATTTCCAGCATGATCTTGTTAAGCATACCGTTTGTAATTCCGTCCGCGGGCTTACAGCCACTATTAACCTTTACCTGGTCTTCCATAGGCTCGCGCCTTTGTATATGCTCCCAGTTATCTAACCAACGGCGGAT